GATGCAGATACACATTCATTTTATGTTTATGAAGATGATGAACTCGGTAGTTCAAATGGCCAAACACATCCAACTAAAAGACAAAGAGTTAAAAGATCAAAAGAACTTAAAGTTCCTAACTTTAATATTAATAAATTGATTGAAAAGTATCAACCAACTATTTTAAAAATGGATATAAAAGGTACTGAAATGATTTGGCTTGATGAAAATGAAGCAAAGATGCCTGATTGTGTAAAGCAATGGTTTGCTGAAATTTACACAACACCAGCATCACAAAAGTATGACTCTATGTTTTGGCCAAAACAGAAAGATCAAGGTTTTGAATTAACTTTTTTATATCCAACCGAAAGATTTGCTAATATGGGTGATTGGTATAGTTTACCAAACTTAGGTAGACCTAATGTTAATGCAAGACTTTATGATTTAAATATTTTAATAAGTAGGAGTTAATAATGAAAATAGGAGTTATTCTTGGTAGAGGTGTTGAAGGTGTTGGCTTAACTAAAAATGTAGTTGAGTTTCAAAAGCTTTTTCCTGGCGTAGAAGTATTTGCTACAATTGATAAACTATGGCAAAGAATGAACTCTATGAATTTTAAAGTAAATTACTTTAGAGGTACAGATTGGAATGAAATAAGTAAACCATCTAAGAAATTTCCAGATTTGTTGACGTGTTCAAAGGTTGTTGAAAGAATTAATCAACTTGATATGTGTATTGTTTGGAGTGTACCATCTAAATCACATCCTGAAGATTGCGTAAATAACTTTATAAAGATGATTGATGAAATTAAAGTTCGTAAGTCTCTAGTTCAAGTAGACCATAAAATACATTCTATAAATAGAAACGCTGGCCTAGCTGAAATATGTTCTAAGGTGGATGTTTTAATGTGTCATTACATTGAGAATCCATTTGGCAAATGGGTTAAAAAGAACAAAATTAAAACACCAATCACAAATATGAGTGTAGGATTTAATTTTAATAAAGACTACTGGAAACCTATTGAACAACAAGATCCGTACCTTGTAAGATGGGTTGGTCGTACAGCTATGTGGAAGGGTCCAGATGTCATGATCGATTTCCATAATGATCATCTTAAAGAACTTGGATTTAAAACTATATTAGAAGGTTTAGAAGCTTCAATTAATTATCCTGCAGTTCTTTATAAAAATCCAAAGCAGATGACAGACAGAAGAGATGTGGTAAATTATTTTAGGCCAGAAAAAGGTATTGATAATACAGGTAAGCATCCTGACTATGGTAGTGAAACTTCTGGACAAGGTGCATACTTATATGGAGCATACACTCATTCTGAAATGATGGAGCGTATGAGTGTCGGTGGATTTGGCTCAGACCTCATGTATTTTAAAGAAGACATATATGGTAACAATGTTGAATATTGCCACACTGATTCATTTGGAGCTGGAGTTATTCCAGTTTTTCATAAACATTTTTGTGATCACGTTATTCATAGAAAGCAAGGTAAGCCAATAAGCCAGTGCATAAATACTGGTACACTTGCTGTGGATGCAACCAATGCTGCAGAAGTTGCAAACAGTATGCTCTTATTAGCTAAAGATAATGTTAAAAGAGATGAATGGAGAAATATGATGTTTGAGTTTTGGAAAGAACATTGTGATGCTGAGACAGTATATAATGACATCATAAGTAATACACTAAATTATAATGAAAAGTACAACGTTATTGAAACAAGTTTGGAGGAATTTTTCGTATGAAAATAGCAATTACAGGATCAAGAGGTTTTATTGGAAGTCACCTCAAAACAAGACTCGAAAAAGATGGTCATGAAATAGTTGAATGGGATCTTAGAGAAGAACCTTCTAAATGCATCAAAGATTTTGAACCAGGTGATATTAGCTATTGTATTCATCTCGCAGCATATGCTGATGTGAGAGCGAGTTTAAAAGATCCACAAAAATATTGGATCAACAATGTAGAAAATACTACAAGAATACAAAACATATGTCATCATAATAATATACCATTACTTTATGCATCATCTTCTTGTATTCATAATTGGTGGTTATCACCTTACGGTATTAGTAAAAAGGTAAATGAAGAAACTGCAAAGTTTGGTCAGGTAGGATTAAGATTCACCACGGTTTATGGCGATGGTGCAAGAGATTCTATGTTAATTGGAAAATTAGTAAATGGCACTATTAAGTATCTTACAAGACATACTCGAGATTTTGTACATGTAAGTGATGTTGTAGATGCTATAGTTTTACTTATGAGTAAAAATATACGATCATTGAAACCAGCCTATGACATAGGTACTGGAAAAGGTAACGTAGTTGAAGAACTTGGTCTTTTAGCAGGATGGGAAGGTATTGAAGTGACAGATGGTGATACATGTGAAGCACAAGATAATACTGCTGATATATCTGCAATGAAAGAATTAGGTTGGAAACCAAAAGTAGATGTAATCGATTACATTGTTAAAAACACGGTGCCGCACTAATGAATTACGCAAGTATAGTTCCATTAATAGGCGGTGAAACTATCGCTATGGAGCGAGTTTTTAAAAAAAGACCGGAGTATATATTAAGTTATGAAGATTTTCAAGCAAACGATACTCACCTGGTGGAGTATTACAAAAGAGAGGTTCCCTACTATCTTTTGGGAAACGACAGGAACTATGATTTACCTTCTGTCGATGTTGTTAACACCGTATGCCCTTGCGCTGGTTTGTCTAGCCTCAATACTACGGCATCTTCTGACGCTGCTGCTAACGATTGGATGCTCACCTCTGCTAATTATGTCTTGGGTACACTCAAACCTCAAGTATTCTGGGGCGAAAATGCACCAAGACTCGCTTCAAAAATGGGGCAGCCGATTGTTGAAAATCTCAGAGAAATTGGAAGAGAGTTTGGATACACTTTCAGCTTATATAAAACAAAGTCTCTCCTCCATGGACTCGGGCAAGTAAGAGACAGATCATTTTATTTTTTCTGGAAAGGTGATAAAGTACCTCAGTTTGAATATATAAAAAGGGAACATGAAAAAATTGAGGATACGATACGTTCCGTGAAACGCAGATCAGATGATCCGATGAATGTCCTTACGAATACGAGTGTTCCTTCACGAGACCCATACTATCGATATGTCTTAGAAGAAATGCATGGTGGTATAACTCACAAAGAGTTCCAAGATAAAATAAAGAAAAGTTATGATGTTCTTCATTATATTGAAGATAATAAACATTCTTATGATAGTGTATCGAACTGGATGTCAGCACATGGCTTTGAAAAACAAGCACAGCGTTGTAAAGTCATGTATGAAAAGCTAGGATCTGGTGGTAACATTATGAGAAGAGGTGTATATGTACCAAAGAATTATATTGGAGCCTTTGTAGGCAGTGCACCCACAAAGCTTACACATCCAGATGAAGATAGATTCTTAACAATAAGGGAATGCTTAAGTATTATGGGATTACCTGAAGATTTTATTTTACAAGGTGGTCTTAAAAATTTAAATCATATATGTCAGAATGTACCAGTCACGACAGCAAGTGATATGGCGGAACATGTTTTAAAATTTTGTGATGGTAGATTAAACAATCAGTTATGGGATCAAGACTTTATGGTACAAGACAATCGAAAGCAATCAATAATTAGTGAAAATAAACCTTTACAATTAGATGCTTTTATGGTATAATAATACTATTATTTGTAGGAGAAATGAATGTCAATAATGGATAAACTTAAGAAGAACAGTAAAAGTGATTACACATCAATACTTTCTGATTCTAAATTTTTTACTGAAAAAGATATGGTGACAACAGATGTACCAATGATAAATGTTGCATTGTCTGGATCAATGGACGGTGGTTTGGCACCTGGGCTTACAGTATTGGCTGGTCCTTCAAAACACTTTAAAACATCATTTGCGTTAATTATGGCAAGTGCATATCTAAAAAAATATGATGACGCAGTATTGTTATTCTATGATTCAGAGTTTGGTTCACCACAAGCATATTTTGAGAACTATGGTATAGATACAAGTAGAGTTCTACATACACCTATTACAAATGTTGAAGAACTTAAGTTTGATATTATATCACAACTTGAGGGTTTAGATAGAGATGATAAGGTTATTATAGTAATTGATTCAGTTGGTAACCTTGCTTCTAAAAAAGAATTAGAAGATGCAATAAACGAAAAATCAGTGGCAGACATGTCTAGAGCAAAAGCACTAAAAGGTTTATTTAGAATGACAACACCATATCTAAATATGAAAAATATACCTTTGATTGCGGTTAACCACACTTATCAAGAGATTGGCTTATTTCCAAAAGCTGTAGTTTCCGGTGGTACTGGTATCTACTATAGTGCTGATAATATCTGGATTCTTGGTCGTCAACAAGACAAACAAGGTACAGAAATAAAAGGCTATCACTTTGTAATCAATGTGGAGAAATCAAGATATGTTAAAGAAAAGTCTAAAATTCCTATTTCTGTTAGTTGGGACGGTGGTGTTGAGCATTGGTCTGGCCTGCTTGACGTTGCTATGTCTGGTAATTATGTTAGTAAGCCCAGCCCTGGTTGGTACTGCAGAGTTGATAAATCAACTGGAGAATTGGTGGACCCAAAAGTTCGAGAAAAAGACACGCTGAATGAAGAGTTCTGGAAACCAATAATTGAAGAAACAGATTTTAAACAATATTTGACTAACAAATACTCAATACTAAACTCTGTTAATCTAGATAAGATGGATTAATATTAATGAAAGAAAAAGTTGATTATGAAATCATTCCAGATCAAGCTGATGAACAAGCTTGGAATGTGAGAATTTTAACAGGACCATATACTGAAACAGTAATTAAATATGGGACTGTTAAATTCAATGAGATACCAAAAAACATGTCATTTAATTTTGATATTGTATCTTCGCCTGATGAAAGCTTAAGTGTAGATGATATAGATTTGCAAGATTTTGTTGGTCTTATGCTTGAAAAAATTATGGTTAAGGGTATTGAAGAAGGTAGTGTAATAACAAAAGAGGTAGAAGATGGAAAAGATAACTAAAACAGAAAGATTAGTTTTATT